TATTGAAAAATATGCCTTTGCATCTGATTCAACTACGTCTGGGCATGGTACTACAGTAGTTGCTTCAATGTCTCAGTCTGGCCAATCATCAACTACTCATGGTTATACTTCTGGTGGTCATGATGGTTCAGGTGCAATTAGTAGTATTGACCAATATTCCTTTGCATCAGATAACCAAGGTGTATCTTATACTACAATGACTGCAACTTCATTTTATTTTTGTGGCCATTCTTCTAGTACTCATGGATATAGCTCTGGAGGTGACTACAGTACTGGTACAAATATTATAGAAAGATTTTCATTCTCTTCAACTGCAGCATCATCTGATCATGGTGATTTATCTGTTTCAAGGTATGGTTGTGCTGGTAATTCATCAATTACACATGGTTATTCTTCTGGTGGTGCTACTACTTCTTTTGGTGATAGAAATACTATAGACAAGTTTTCATTTGCAAGTAATACTACAGCATCAAATATTGGAAATATAGGTGCAGCAAGGAAGTACGGATCTGGTTTGCATTATTAATATCTGAACAAACAAACTGCTGTGGACATCAAGTATAAATAGTCCGTTAACAATAAAAAAAAAAGGAAATAAGAAATGAGCGTAACAAAAATAACTGATGATAATATTGCAAGTATCAGTGCAACTAAACTCATGGGCCCTTTGCCAGCAATAGACGGATCTGCTTTAACCGGACTTGCTCCTTCTGATAATGTCTTAAACAATTCTACAGATCCAGTTGTTACAACAAATCCTGCTAATGGTGTAGGTACACTTTGGATTAATAATATTACAGGAAATATATTTATTTGTACAGACGCTACTACTGATGGAAATGTTTGGGATAGTATTGGTAATGATACTGCTGATGTAGCACCTATACCTCCTTTTCCTGCTGTTGGTGATAGAGGTGTGTTTGGTAAGGCAGATCAAGGTTCAACTGCTGTTCATATGCAGTACATATCAATACCAACTCTAGGTAACTCTACTAATTTTGGTAATTTCCAAGTAACCCGAAGCGGCCCGCCAGGTGGTACTTCAAATGGTTCAAGAGGTGTTGTTGGTGGTGGTTATCAATATCCGCCAGGTTCTGGCACATATAGGGATGAAATTGAATATGTCACAATAGCAACTCCTGGCAATGCACAATTATTCGGTAATTTAACGACAATAAGAAGTGCCGGTGCTGCAGCTGGGAATGAAACAAGAGCTGTTTTTGCTTGTGGACATGGAACAAATGGCCATGGAGATTTTAGTAACGTAATAGATTATATCACAGTAGCAACTACTGGTAATGCTCAAGCTTTTGGTAATACAACCGCAGGAAAAACTTATATTGATGGTTGTGCTAGTAGCACTAGAGCTTTTTATCTTGGTGGGTATTTAGTTGGATATGTTAAGACAACAATAATTGAGCATGTAACCATTGCAACTACTGGTGTTGCAACAACTTTTGGAAACTTGAACGTTGCAAATACTTCAGCTGAAGTGGGTGCTTGTTCTAATGGAACACGGGCTGTAGGTTTTGGTGGAAGTGCTCCCACTAAAAATATTCAATATTTTGATATGACAACTGCTGGTGATGCTCTACTTTTTGGTGAACTGTCTATCACAAGTGCAAACGTTGGTGCTATTGCAAATATTACTAGAGCAGTTGCTGCTTGTGGTGGAACTTCTACATCAAGACCTCTTGAATATGTCACAATAGCAACTACTGGTAATGCTCAAGCTTTTGGTACAACTGGTAATGCTGGTGATAAATCTTCTTTTTCTGGTAACTGATAATATAAATATAAGTGAGGGGATAAAATATGAGTGACGAAACATCTTTGGTTATATCTGAAACATTAGTTAATGATTTAATTCCTAATACAACATTAAGTCCTGAAGCATTAGCAAAAATTTGTGATAGATTACCAGAACTACAAAGAGCAAAAACAGCAGTAGGTAGAACTAATAGTCAAACAACTTCTACTTTGATGACAATGACGATGTTGGCTGATAGTCCTTATCGTCAAATGAAACAGTGTTTAGCACAAATTGATAGTAAAAGAAATGCTTTGATAGAAGCACATTTTAATACTCAAAAAACTAAAGTTAGAATTAAATTATGGGATGAATCAGAAAAAGAATTGGATCATGTAAAGTCTCAAGAAGCAAAAGTTGGAATTGAACAGATGAGAGCATCAGCTGAAAATGCTATGAAAGAAATTGGAATGTATCAAGATATGTATGATAACATTCGTACATCACATGGTATACCTGAAAAATGGGATGAGGAAGATTTTGAATCTTCTGAAATTGAAAATGCAATTAGAATGGGATTTAGACAAGCCATACAAAATTTAATGTCGAGTGATAGAATTGCAATTTCAACTGTTGAGTATTGGGAACAATTTGGTATTCATCCAATGGTAGGTGAGAAATTAACTAGAGAATATATGGCTAGTGTGCAAAAAGAAATGAGTGATGGTAAATTACCAAGTGTTCAAAGTATGCATTTGTTTTTAGATCAAATGGTAGAAACATTTAAAAATGAACATAAACATTCATTAAAACGAATCGGTGTTGATGCAATCATAAATCATTCTTACATTTATAAAGATAAATAATAAACAAACGTATATTGAGTATAATAGATATTATAAATAAAGATAGATAAACAATAACATCATTAAAAAGGATTTAAAAAATATGAAAATCGTAGAATATAAACTCCATGCTGTGTCAAGAGGTATGACTACACCCGGCTTCATCCGAAACGGTGGACATTATTCAAACCCTGATGATAATACAATGTTAGGATTTGTTCCTGATCCTTGTGAATATTATCTTCCTGATACATTGGTTTATTTGACATTGGATGAAGCAAAAACTCGTCAACTTGCAATTCATGCTAAGTACACAATGAAAAAACAAAACATCGAAACAATGGAAATGACAGAAATGACGGATGCAGAAGTAGAAGCACAAATGGATATTTGGCATTCTGCCAACGCATAATCTTTAATATGAATTCTTTTCAAAGTTAAAAATGCATTGGGGAGTTCTATATAATCAATATAAAATAATTTAAATCCGTATATTATAACATAAAGTCATATGATTTGATTTTCACGCAAGTTAGATATTTTTTAGTTATGATTATTTTGATTTAAATAATGAATCATATTTATGGCCAATATTATAAAAATAAAGAGAAGTGAAACTTCTGATTCTATTCCTACTATAAGTGACTTAGAAGTAGGTGAGATCTGTATGAATATTGCAGATCAAAAGTTATATACTAGAAAATCAGATGACACTATTGTTATAGTATCGGATGCTAATTCAGGCACACCTGAATTAGAGTTAATATCTACTGATACTAGTGCAGCCCCAGGGCCAGTGTTGGATTTATATAGAAATTCATTTTCACCCTTTGACTCCGATGCAATTGGAGAAATTAAATTTCAGGGTGAGAATGATAATAGTGACAAAGTTGTTTTTGCAAATATAACAAGTAAGATTGCAGATGCAACAGCTTCAAGTGAAGATGCTATTATAGAATTTCATGTTCAAGAAAATGGTTCTAGTGAAGCAGTCATTCAAATAAAAGGAGATGGTATTCATATAATGTCTGGAAAAAAAATTACTTTTGCTGATGGAACATCAATGTCAACTGCTGCTACCAGTTCTAGTAGTGGAGCATCTTCAGAAGAATTAAATAGAGTTAAGACATTAGCAATAGCATTAGGATAATAATATGGCATTCTCAACAGTAAAGTTTAATCAGGACATTAATGCTGGTACAGATTGGTTTGTTGATCTTAATATATTAAATAATGATGGAACTGGTAGAGATGTATCTGGACATACTTTTGAAGCATTAATAAAACGACATTATAGATCTGTTAATTCTGTACAAATGAATGTTACCCTTTTAGATGGGCCTTCAGGAAATATAACATTGCAATTAACAGCAGCACAAACTACACTATTAAAAGGTGGAAAATTTTTATACGATGTAGAAATGACGAGAACAGCAGATGGTGTTAAAGAAAGAATAATTCAAGGAGTAATTACTATTCGTCCAGAAATAACCGTAACCTAATATGCCAATACAAGTAAATCAAAATAACGGAAATCCAATTTTTTCTCCAGCATTAAGAACAGGTAATAATTCTGGAACAGGACTTTCTGAAGATGAATTTCCCCCTTTGGTGGATTTATCAGATGTTAATAAAATTGGATTAAATGATAATGATGTTTTAGTTTTTGATTCTGAATCAGGAAAATTTAAACCAATAGATATCGAAGTTATTAATGATAATGATGGTGGAGTATTCTAAAAAGTTTTAGTGGTGATTCACATTTAAGATAATTCTTGCGCAAGAAACAAAATAATGGAAATTATGTATTAATTGAATAATATTTATAAATATTTAATAAAATAAAAAGGAAAAAATAATCAAATGGCTAATAAAATTCAAATTAGACGTTCAGCAACCTCCCTTACAGCACCAGCTGCTGGTTCACTAGAAAATGGTGAATTGGCGTGGGTAGATCATTCAGCTAGTGCTGGTGGTGCTGGTGGTATTCTGTATATTGGTGATGTTTCTGCCGGTACAGCTATTGTAAGAACAATTGGTGGTACACTTACATCACAATACACATTGGACTTGTTGACTGATACTGCATTGACGGGTACACCAACTGCTCCAACACAGTTAGTTTCTACAGCTCCTTCTAATCAGGTTGCTACATCTCAGTATGTTGATGATCGTATTGCACAATCTGGTGGTGCTTTTGAAACATTGACAGATACACTTTTCATAACTACTCCAAATGCAGTGGGCGAGCTCGCGAATGGTCATCTTGCTATTTTCGATAAAGATGCTGGAGTTTGGGAAAATAAGGCAGCTGGTGGTGATGTTACGATGGACAAAGAAGGTGTTATTCTAGTTAACTCTGTTCAGGCTGGTGCAATTTCTCCAGACACAGATTTTAACACAACTTATGTTTCTGATGTAACAGGTACAGCTAATGAGGTTGAGGTTACTCCAACTGATGTTGGTGTCAATCGAACAATTCAAGTTGGTCTTCCTAATGATGTAACAATCACAGGTAACTTGACTGTTCAAGGTACAACCACACAGGTTGATTCAACTGTTGTATCTCTTGCTGATCCTGTATTTGTTATCGGTGACAATGTTGCTACTCAGGATCGTGGTATTGAGTACAAAGATAGTGACGGTAGTAATACGCTAGGTTACTTTGGATTTTCCAGAGCACAGAATGCATTCACATACATCCCAGATGCAACTAACACAAGTGAAGTTTTCACTGGTGCTGCTGGTGATGCAGTTTTTGCAAATATTGAAGGTGTATTGACTACAGCTGTACAGCCTAACGTAACATCAGCTGCAAACTTGGAAACAGTTGGTGAAATTACAACTGGTGAATGGAAGTCAACACTAATTAGTTCAGAATTTGGTGGTACTGGAATTAATACTTCTGCTGCAACTGGTGTTGGTATCGTAACTGGTGGTACTTGGTCAACTCCTTCAACATTGCCTCAGAGCTTTGGTGGTACTGGTCTTTCAGCTGATGCAGCTGCCGGTGCAATCCTTGTCGGTGGTGGTGCTGGAAATTCAATGACAACTTTGGTTGTTGGTTCTGCTGGTCAGCATTTGACAATGAATGGTGCTGGTACAGCTCCTGAGTGGTCTGATGAAGTTGATGGCGGTACTTTCTAAATTCGTTTAGAAACAACATAGTAGTAGATTTACTGAAGGGGGATGGGGGTTTTCCCTGTCCCCCTTTGTTTTTTTTAGTAGTATACATACAAATAGGTAGATAAAAAAATGCAATTAGACCAGACTACTGACCTAATTGAAAAATTAGGTGTGCCAATCGTAGGCTTATTATTGATTGGGTGGGGTTTTTGGAAAATTGTGAAGTGGTTACAAGATTCACTTACAGGTAAGATAGGGTATCAAACTGAAATTCTTGTTCAACTTATAGATCGTATTAGAGTATTACAGTCAGATATTTTAAAGTTGGATACAATGATACGAACACGTTATGGATTAGAAGTTGATGAGCAAAGAATTTCAAGAGCTGATGAACCAGCAAAGAAAAAAAGAAGTAGATAATAATAATTTAATAATTCTATATAGGAGTAAATGAAATGAACGAAGAAGTTAAAGAAGAAGAAGTTAAAGAAGGTATGCCACTTCAGACACCAATAGATAATCCTGAAGTAACAAAAGAACAACTTATGGGACAACTTAACTACGCACAGAAACTTATAAATGTTCTTCAAAAAAAAGTTAATGAATTAAATGGACAGATGGTTCAGTTAGAAGCACAGTTAGCAATGGCGAATGAAGATAGAGAGGGTATGTTAAAACAATTAGAACCAATCGGAATTGCTCCATCATCATAATAAAAGGAAAATAGTATGGCTAGTGTAATATCAAGACAAGGGTTAAAGGACTATTGTTTGAGAAGATTGGGACAGCCTGTTGTTGAAATTAATATTGATGAAGATCAACTTGAAGAAAGAGTTGATGACGCATTAGAATATTTTCAAGAATATCATTTCGATGGTGTTGAAAAGGTTTTTCTAAAACATATTATTACTCAAACTGATATTGATAATGAATATATTCCAATGGGACTTGATGAAAATGGTAATATTATATATCCAGATGGCGGGCCTATAATTAGTGTAGTTAGGGTTCTGCCTATCCCAAGTTTTGATGCATTTCAAGGTGGATTTTTCAATGAAGAATATCAGTTAAGATTAAATGATTTAAATAGTTTTTCTGGTTCTTCAATGATACAATGGCAAATGACACAACAGAATTTTTCGTTAGTTGAACAATTATTTTCTATTGCTCCAACAATGATGTTTAATAGAAGACAGAATAGAGTTTATTTAGAAGCTGATTGGGATGAGAAATTTAATTTAAATGATGTTTTAATCATTGAAGCTTACAGAGCATTAAATCCATCAACATATCCTGAAGTGTGGAATGATATGTTTCTTAAAAAATATACTACTGCTTTAATTAAACGTCAATGGGGAGAAAACTTAAAAAAGTTTGCAGGGGTTGTATTGCCCGGTGGTATCACGCTTGATGGTAAGACTATTTATGATGAGGCAGTTGAAGAAATAAGACAAATAGAAGAAGAGGTTTCACTTAAATATGAACTTCCGGCAGATGGGTATGTAGGTTGATATGGCTACTAACCACTTTTTTAAAAATTTTAATTCATTCCCACAGCAAGAATTACTTAATAATTTAACTAAAGAAGTAATTAAATTAAGTGGTATTGATGTATTATATTTAACTAGAACCGAGTCTTCAAGTAAAGATACTTTATTAAATGAAGATAGTTTGGTATCATATAATAATGCATATCAAATTGAGATGTTTATTAATACTACTACAGGATTTGAAGGTGGTGGAGATATAGCTTCTAAATTTGGTTTAGATATTCAAGATGAATTAATTCTAGTTGTAAACAAAGAAAGATTTTCTGAAGAAGCACCTTTAGCAAACCCAAGAGAGGGTGATTTAATTTATCTTCCTCTTGGTAAAGGTTTATTCACAATTAAGTTTGTTGAACATGAAAATCCTTTTTATAGTTTAGGAAAAAATACTGTACATGAATTATCGTGTGAATTATTTCGATATAGTAATGAACAATTCAATGTTGCAGCTGAAGAATCGGGTTCTATATTTAATAAAATAGAAAGGGAGCATGCCACTAGTGTAAAATTAGGATTTCCTTCTAATTCTGCTACAGTATGGCGAGAGAACGAAATAGTATTTCAAGGAGAAGACTTAGCAAATGCAACAGTAACAGCAAAAGTTGCTAGTCAAGATAGAAACACAATAAATGTTTATCGAATATTGGGAAATTTTGTTGTTGGTAATGATATTAAAGGTAAATTATCTAATATAGTGACTAATTTAGATGCTATAGATGATCAAGTTATGGCAAATTCAGAATTTGATGATAATGAAGAGTTTGAAACCGAAGGTGATAACATTTTAGATTTTAGTGAAATTGATCCTTGGAGTGAGGGAGACTTATAATGTTTGGAAAATATTTTTACAATAAAAATATAAGAAATATTGTTATACTATTTGGAACTATATTTAATGATATCAATATAAGAAGAGTTGATAGTGATGGAGTAATAAGACAAAATTTAAAAGTTCCTATTGCATATGGCCCAGCTCAAAAATATTTAGTAAGAGCAGAACAAAGTAGAATTGATGATGAAGATGAATCTATTGGAATCACACTTCCGAGAATGTCTTTTGAAATTATTACAATTACATATGATTCAACGAGAAAATTACAAACTACTCAAAAAATAACAGAACTAAAATTATTAAACAATCTATCAGAAATTAATATTACAAAAGGTGGAACGGGATATACTACAGCACCAACAGTTATAATCGAAGAACCAACAACTACGGGTGGAATACAAGCAACAGCTATTGCACAAGTTGTTGAAGGTGTTGTAACATCAATAGAATTTTCTGAACAAGGTTCAGGATATACTAAAACACCATTAGTTACTTTTTCTGGTGGTGGTGGTGTGGATGCTAGGGCAGAAACAATTATAGATCAAAATACTAAAGATAAAAATAAAATAGTAGCAACATATACACCTGTTCCATATAATTTTGATATTGATTTGTCAATCATGGTTTTAAATAGTGATGATGGAGCTCAGATACTAGAACAGATTTTACCATACTTTACACCTGAATTTCAAGTAACAATGAATGAAATTAAAACATTAGGAATCAAAAGAGATATTCCTATTGTTCTTAATAGTGTTTCAAGTGAGGATGATTATGAAGGTGATTTCGTTTCAAGAAGAAATTTAGTACATACCCTTTCCTTTACGGTTCAGGGTTACATATACGGGCCGGTATCAGAACAAGGTGTAATTAGAGAAGTTGATGTTAATGTTGGAACTAATTTTGAAGATATAGAAATACAATTAATTAATATTGATGTTAAACCAGACCCAATAACAGCTGATCCTGATGATAATTCATCAACAACAACAACTGTAACTGATGTATAATGAAACTATATGAAAAAAGAAACTGTAAAAAAACTGAATGATATTTTAGATATTGCAGATGATATTATTGATATTGAAGAACCTAAAGAAATACAGAGAGCACCAACAGTAGAAACAACAACTACTGACTTAACAAGTGACTATGATTTCTCAAGGGATCAGTATCATAATATTATTGAAAAAGGAAATGAAGCACTAGTAGAATTATTAGCTATTGCAAAAGAAGGTGAACAACCTAGAGCATTTGAAGTTGCAACTCAGCTCATGAATTCATTAGCTGCAACTACTAAAGAACTTTTGATATTACAAAAAACCAAGAAAGAAGTTGAGGGAACAAATAATAAACCAACAAAAAATGAAAATAATCTTTTCGTTGGTAGCACTTCCGATCTTCAAAAA